CAAAAAAACAAGGATATTTAAGTTCTCTGCAATATTGCCTTTAAAAGTATTATTAAATCTAACATTAGATGATTTAATTGTGGTTGGCACAAGAGCTTATACAATAAATAAAATGTCCACTAAGCTACAAAGTGGAGAAACAAATTTTGAACTATTAAACGAACCATCTGCACTTGCTACAAGCTCAAGCAGTTCAGATAGTACAAGTGGTTCAAGCGGTTCAGATTCAGGGGGATAATTATGAAAACAATATTAGAAGCATTAGAATTTTGTAAGGAAAATAAATTATATGATAAACACATTAATATAGCATTAGGTATTAATAAAGTACCAATGACAATTAAAGAAGGGTTTAACCAATTAAGAATGAAGAAATGAGTAAAGAAGTAATTGTAACGGTAAAAGCAGACACAAAAAACGCTCAAACTAACGTAAAAGATTTAAACAAAGATTTAAAAGAAACTAAAGGTGATTTATCTGGTGTTGAGAATTTAGCAGATAAAGCTACAGGTGGTTTAGTTAGCGGTTTTAAAGGAGTTACGACAACTATTGGTGGAGTTGTAAAAGGTTTTAAAACTATGCGAATGGCAATTATTGCTACAGGTATAGGTGCTTTGGTTATTGCTGTTTCATCATTAATGGCTGCATTTACATCAAGTGAAGAAGGTGCAAATAAGTTTAATAAAATACTTGGTGTTCTTGGTGCTGTAGTAGATAACTTTATTGATTTACTTGCAGATTTTGGAGAGGCAATAATATCAGCTTTTGAAAACCCAAAAGAAGCTTTAATGTCATTTGTTAACTTATTAAAAAATCAAGTAGTTAACAGAATTACTGGCTTAATGGAGTTAATACCTCAGCTTGGTAAAGCAGTTCAATTAGTTTTTGAAGGTGAATTTTCTGAAGCTGGAAAAGTAGCAACAAACGCAGTTGGCAAAGTAGCATTAGGTGTTGAAGATGTTACTGAAAAAATACAAGCAGCAACACAAGCTACAAAAGAATTTATTGAAGAAAATATAAAAGATGCTGAAGGAGCAGCAAGGGTTGCTGATATGCGAGCAAAAGCAACTAAACTTGAAAGAGAATTATTGGTTGAACGTTCTAAGTTAGAAAGTGAAATTGCAAACTTAAGATTAAAATCAAGACAGGAAGAAGAGTTTGGAGTAGCAGAAAGAAAACAAGCTTTATTAGATGCACAAAAATTAGAAGACCAATTATTGCAAAAAGAAACAGAGGTTTTAAAATTAAGAAGAGATGCGCAAGTAGAAGAAAATACTTTTGCAAGAAGTAGTGTAGAAAATCTTGATAAAGAAGCACAAGCAATAGCAGCAGTTAACAGAATAGCAGCAACAAGGGCTAATCAACAAAGAACTACACAAAGGGAGTTAAATACTCTTAATAAACAAATAGCAGCAGAAAATAAAAGAATTGCTAACGAGAAAAAAGCTCAAGATGATGCAGCAGCTAAAAGAAAACAAGAAGCACTTGAAGCAGATAGAAAAGCACTTGCAATTAAAAAAGCAGCAGAAGAAAAAGCAGAACAAGAAGAATTAGTTAGAAAAGAACAACAATTTAATTTATTACAAAAACTAACTAATACAGCACAAGAGCAAGAGCTTTTTGAATTAGCGCAACAATATGATAAAAAGTTTGAATTAGCTGTTGGTAACGCAGAACTTGAAAAAGCTTTACAAGAACAACAACAAAAAGATTTAACAGCTATTGATAAAAAGTATAGTGAGCAAAGAGCTAAAAACGAATCTGATGCAACACAAAAATCACAACAAGAAAGATTAGATGCTTTTGAACAAGCTGCAAGAACAACAATGAATGCTTTAATTGCTATCAATGAATTAACACAAGCATTTGCAAAAGAAGATGAAGCAAGTCAAAAAAGAGCATTTGAAGTAAATAAAGCAATAGGAATAGCCAATGCAATAATAAATACTTCTGTAGGTGTTTCTAAAGCATTAGCAAGTTCTCCACCACCTTTAAATTTTATAAATGCAGCAATAGTTACAGCTACAGGAGTTGCAGCAGTTAAAAACATAGAAAAAACAAGATTTGATAGTAGTTCTTTTGATACTACAACACCATCAACAAGTAGTGGTAGTGGAGGCGGAGCAACAACTTCACCAAGTCAAGCACCGAGTTTTAATGTAGTAGGGCAATCAGGATTTAATCAAGTAGCTGGAGCATTAGGCCAACAACAACCAGTACAAGCATTTGTAGTTTCAGGAGATGTTACAACAGCACAACAGTTACAAAACAACACAATTACACAAGCAACTTTTTAAAATAAAATACAATGGATATAATAGAATTAATATTAGATGAAGAAAATGAAGAGATGGTTGGAATAGATGCGGTTAGTATCGTAGAGAATCCAGCTATTGAATCAGATTTTATAACATTAGCAAGCGAAGAAATACAACTTGCTAAAATAGATGAAGAGAAAAAACTTCTTCTTGGTGCAGCTTTAATACCAAACAAGCCAATATTTAGAAAACGTAATGACACAACTTTTTATGTTTACTTTTCTAAAGATACAGTAAGAAGAGCAAGTGAATTATTTTTTCAAAACAGCAATCAAAACAACGCAACCTTAGAACATCAAATGAGTGTAAATGGTTTAACTGTTGTTGAAAGCTGGATTGTAGAAGATACTAAAATGGATAAATCAGCTAAGTATGGTTTAGAAATGCCAGATGGTACTTGGATGATTTCAATGAAAGTAGAGAATGATGAAGTTTGGAATGATTATGTTAAAACTGGTAAAGTAAAGGGGTTCTCAATTGAAGGATTTTTTTCTGACCGCGCACAAATTAAAAAGCCAAATACTAAGGCAGAGATGCAAGCTATTGAAGAAGAAGAAGCTGAATATATGCTTAGTAATATTAAAGCACTAATTAAGAAAGATAAAAGAACTAAATCTGGTAAGAAGATAGAATTAGAAACTTATAACGATTATCCACAAGCAGTTAGTAATAATGCTAAAAGAGGTATTGAACTAAACGAAAAAGTAAATAATAAATGTGCAACACAAGTTGGTAAAATAAGAGCGCAACAATTAGCACAAAAAGAAAATATAAGTTTACAAACTTTAAAAAGGATGTATAGTTATTTAAGCAGAGCGAAAGAATATTATGATGAAGGAGATACAAAAGCGTGTGGTACAATTAGTTATTTATTGTGGGGTGGTAAAGCTGGTTTAAGATGGGCAGAAAGTAAGTTAAAAAAACTCGGTGAAATTAATTTAGCTTCAATGGTAGTTGATGATAGTTTTGCAATTATAGATGATAGATTAGCTTATAGCACACAAGAAAAAGCTGAAGAAATGGCTCAGAATATAGGTTGTGAAGGTTTTCACATTCACGAGTTTGAAGGTAAAGAATGGTATATGCCTTGTGAAGAACACACACAAATGAAAAAACCTTGTTATGCTGGTTATGAAATGATAGGATTTAAAATAAAAAACGGTAAAAGAGTACCTAATTGTGTACCAATAAAAAAATAATTATGAAAAGTAAAAAATTTAAAACACCAAGTAATACATCGCCTAAAAATACAAAGCGTGGTTGCTTATGTCCTGATGGTAAAAGATACAGTAATAAATGCTGTGATGGTTCACTACAAGCTCAAGGAATAGGCAAAGTATAAAATAAAGTTGTAAAAAAATATAACAGTAAAGGTTTTCAAACGTTTATAGGTATATACTCAAATTATGAAAGCAAACGAAATACTAAACAAAATAAAAAATATTGTTGGTGAAAAAGTTGAACTTTCTGAAGAAAAAATAGAAATGGCTGAAATTACATTAGAAAATGGTACTGTACTTGTTGCAGAATCTTTTGAAGCTGGAAAATCTGTATTTATTAAAACTGATGATGAAGAAATTGCTCTTCCTGTTGGTGAATATAAATTAGAAGAAGGCAAAGTTTTAGTTGTATCTGAAGAAGGTTTAATTGACAGTATTAAAGAAGCTGCTGAAGAAGCAGTTGAAGAAGAAGAATTATCTGAAGAATCTGAAGAAGTTAAAGAAACTGAATTAGAGGAAGAAGAAAAAGAAGAAATGAACTATGTAACCAAAGAAGAGTTTACATCTGCTGTTGAAGAAATTAAAGCAATGATTGACGAAAAACTTGGTAACAAAGAAGAAATGAAGGAAGAAGCAATAGAAGAGAAAGAAGAACTTTCTGCAGTTGCTCCTGAACCTGTAAAACATAATCCTGAAGCTGAAGTTGATAATAAAGTAAATTTTCATATTGCAAGCAATAGAACAGCTACAACTAAAGACAGGGTTTTTGATAAAATTTTTAACAATAATTAATATAAAATAAAATGGCGACAACAACAAGTATAACAAGTACTTACGCTGGAGAATTTGCAGGTAAATATATTTCTGCTGCTCTTTTAAGTGCTAACACAATTGATAAAGGCGGTATAGAAGTAATGCCTAATATCAAGTATAAATCTACTATGAAAAAAGTAGCTACTGATGCAAACGTAATTAAAAACGCTTCTTGCGATTTTGATGCAACTGCTACAGTAACATTAACCGAAAGATTATTACAACCAGAGGAGTTCCAAGTAAACTTACAATTTTGTAAGCAAGATTTCCAATCTGATTGGGAAGCTGCTCAAATGGGATATTCTGCATTTGATAAAATGCCACCTAAGTTTTCAGATTTCATTATTGGCCACGTAGCTGGTTTAGTAGCTGAAAAGAACGAACAAAACATTTGGGAAGGTGTTAATGCAAACGCTGGAGAATATGATGGTTTAGTGACTTTAGCTTTGGCTGATGCTGATGTTATTGATGTTGCATCTCACGCTGCTGTAGATGCTGCTAACGTAATTGATAAATTAGGTTCTATTGTTGATGCAGTACCTTCTGCTCTTTACAACAAAGAAGATTTACACATTTACGTATCACAAAACATTGCAAGAGCTTATGTAAGAGCTTTAGGTGGATTTGCTACTTCTATTGGTTCAAATGGTGTTAACGCACAAGGAACACAATGGTATAACGCTGGCGGACAACTATCTTTTGATGGTGTGAAAATCTTCGTTGCTAATGGTTTAGCTGATGATACTGCAATGGCTGCTCAAAAATCTAACTTATACTTTGGTACTGGTTTATTAAACGATATGAACGAAGTTAAAGTATTAGATATGGCTGACTTAGATGGCTCTCAAAATGTAAGAGTTATAATGAGATATACAAGCGGTGTAAATTACGGAATAGGTTCTGATATAGTTTTATACCACGCCTAAGAATTAATTAATAACAAGGGAGCTGAAATGCTCCCTTAATTTAACCTAACTATCTGAAAGTCAGGTAGTTATTAACAAAATTAAAATTTTTAACAAGTGGCATGCGATTTAACAAGTGGTAGAAAAGTACCTTGTAAAGATGTAATTGGTGGTATTGTTAGAGCTTGGTTTGTAGATTTCGGAGATTTAGGAACTGTAACCAAAACTGCTGATGAGATTACTGATTTATCTGGTACATTTACTTGCTACCAATATGATTTAAAAGGAACTAATAGTTTGGAAACTGCTATTACATCCTCAAGAGAGAATGGTACAACATTCTTTGAAGAAACATTAACTTTAACACTACCTAAACTATCTAAAGAAGATAATAAGGAATTGAAACTTCTTGCATATGGGCGACCTCATATAGCCATTGAAGACAGAAATTCTAACTTCTTTTTATGCGGTTTGCAACACGGAATGGAAGTGACTGGTGGAAGTATAGCTACAGGAACTGCTTTTGGAGATTTAAGCGGTTACTCATTAACTTTAACTGGTCAAGAATTAGAACCAGCTAACTTTATTGCTGGTGGTACTGCTGCTGACCCTTTTGCTGGAATGACTTCTGCAACTGTAACAGTTACTGTAGGTACAAATAGTTAAAAAAGACGCGATTAATATAATTGTGTGATTCATAATATATAGTTTGATTGGAGGGGTGGAAGTGATTAGCCACCCCTTTTTTATTAAAAAAATATGCAAATATTAACTACAAGTGGCACACGAATTATTAACTTTATACCAAGAGAAACAATAACTGGTAGTAAAACTTATAAATTAGTGATAAAGTCAGAAGCTCAAAATAAAGTTATAGCAACAGATAATGATGCAACATTTTCTGAATTAGATTACTATTATCAATACTCAACTACTCAAGCATTAGTTGAAAATCAATACTATACTATTACAATCACAAATACAACAGATAACGCAATAATTTTTAAAGATAAGATGTATTGTTCAGACCAAACACTTTCAGATTATGAGATTTCAAACGGTGTTTACATAGAACAAAGCACAGGAGACAATCAATTTATATATTATGGATAATTTACATTTAATACAATTAGGCCAATACGAAAGGCCAACAATCACAGAAGAACGTAATAAAGATTGGGTATCAATAGGCGATAACAATGATTATTACCAAAGTTTGATTGATGCTTATATGGATAGCACAACAAACAATGCTGTAATTAACGGTGTTGTTAATCAAATATACGGTAAAGGATTAGATGCTACTGATTCTGCACAAAAGCCAGACCAGTATGCACAAATGAAAAGTTTGGTAAAACATCACGATTTAAGAAATGTTTGTCAAGATTTAAAGTTATTAGGAGAAGCTGCTTTTCAAATAACTTATAATGGTAATAAAATATCAGCAATAACACACTTTCCAAGAGAAACGTTAAGAGCTGAAAAGATGAATGATAAAGGCGAAATAAAAAACTATTTTTATTCTGCTGATTGGAGCAAGGTTAATAGAAATACAAAACTAAAAAAGTTTCCTGTTTTTGGTAGTGGCGCACAAAATGAAATATATATTATTAAAAGATATGTAACTGGATTTTACTATTATTCACCAGCAGATTATAATACTGCTTATGCAACACTTGAAGATGAAATAGCGTGTTATTTAATTAATGATACTCAAAATGGCTTTAGTGGTACAAAGGTGGTGAACTTTAATAATGGTGTGCCAGATAGAGAGAAGCAACTTGCTATTAAGAATGATGTAATGCAAAAACTTACTGGTAGCTATGGTGAAAAGGTAATTGTTGCATTTAACAATAATGCAGAAAGCAAAACAACTGTTGAGGATATACCATTAAACGATGCTCCAGCACATTACTCTTATTTAAGTGAAGAATGCAGTAGAAAGATTATGCTAACACATAGAGTTACTTCTCCATTACTTATTGGCTTAAGAGATGGTAATAATGGTTTAGGTAATAATGCAGATGAAATACAAAATGCAAGTAGATTATTTAATAACGTAGTTATACAACCATACCAAAACCTTTTAATTGATAGCTTAGATACAATATTAGCAGTAAATGATATTAGTTTAAATCTTTACTTTAAAACTATTGAACCATTAGAGTTTATGGATTTAGAGAATGTTGAAGGTGAAGAAAACATTGAAGAGCAAACTGGAATAAAAGAAGAAGAAGAAAGCACAGAGCTTGAAATAATGGCTTCTAAGAGCATTTCTAATAAAGATAGTGATGAACTACTAAAAGATGCTTTAGATTCGCTCAAAGGCGTTAAAATGGATTCTGAAGAGTTTGAAATAGTTGATATTAGAGATTTAGATGATGAAAATGAAAGTATTGAAGATTGGGCTAAATCAATGATACAATTAAGTGATGTTGTAGATAGTAAAGAAGATGGTTTTTCTACTTTAGATAAATCAATGTATAAAGTAAGATACAAATATGCAAAAGGTAGCAGTAGAGGTGGAGAAAGCAGAGAATTTTGTAAAGAGATGATGAACAGAACAAGTGCTGGTATTGTATATAGATTAGAAGATATTGATAAAGCAAGCAGAGATATGAACTTTAAAGCTGCTAAATTACCAATGCACAATGGCCAAAAGTATGATTTGTTTAAATTCAAAGGTGGTGTTTATTGTAGACACAAATGGCAACAGATTTTATACAAAATAAAAAAAGGAAAAGAAGTTGGTAGTGATGATTTAGATGATTATAAAAAAACTAAATCTATTCCAAAGAGTTATGAACCAAAGCCAAGAGGTAGAAAACAAGCAGCAAAAGCTCCAGTAAATATGCCTAATAATGGACATCACCCAAATTATAAAGGAAAATGAGTAAAGCACTATTTGTAACAAGACACGATATTTCAGTATTTACTGCTGCTAATGGTAATATAGATAATGATAAATTATTACCATTTATAAACCAAGCACAGGATATACATATACAAAATTACTTAGGTACTGAGTTATATGTTAAAATACAAAATGAAATAGTTGCTGGTACATTAGCTGACCCTTACTTAGCTTTATTAAACGATTATATAAAAAGTATGCTTCTACATTGGAGTTTAGTTGAATACTTACCTTACGCTGGTGTTAATATTTCTAATGGTGGTATATATACTAAGAATCCTGAAAATAGCACAGCACTAAGTAAAGAACAAGTAGATAGCTTAATAGAAAGAAGTAGAACTACAGCACAGTTCTACACTAACAGATTTATAGATTTTATGCAAAATAACGCAGCTGGATTAATACCTGAATACTATTCTAATAGTCAAGAAGATATGTATCCAGATGATGTTGCAGATTTTGGAGGTTGGGTACTTTAAAAATATATTATGCCAGATAATAACATAGAATGGGGACAAGCTGCAGTAAACAACAGCAATGATTTTGGTAAAGCAAAAGCTAATTCTACCAACAACTTTGGTGCTGTTTATGATAGTTCGCCAAGTGGTGATACTAATATTGCTGGAGGGCAACCAGTAGTATCAATAACTTATTCTGCAAGTGCGTTCTGTGCTGATGCAAGCGACCCTACACCAACTATACAAAATAATGCTGGTGTTGGTACATTTAGTTCTACAGCTGGTTTAGTATTTATTAGTACAACAACTGGTGAAGTTGATATTGATGCTTCTACTATAGGAAGTTATTTAATTACATATACAGATACAGATGCTGCAACTGCTACATTTAACCTAACTATTAATGCTTTACCAACTGTTGTTGTAAGTGCTTCTGCTGGTACTATTTGTAATGGTGAAAGCACAATATTAACTGCAAGTGGTGCTTCTACTTATGTTTGGAATGATGGTAATACAGATAATCCAAGAACAGTATCACCAACTACAACAACTTTATTTACTGCTACAGGTACAGATTCTAATGGTTGTACAAGTTCTGGTGGAACTACAATTACTGTAAATGCTTTACCAACTGTTGAAATAACAGGAACTTTAACTTATTGTGCTGGTAGTACAACAACACTAACTGCTACTGCTGGTTTATCATCTTATTTATGGAGTAATGGAGAAACTACACAATCTGTAGACGTAACTGCTGGTAGTTATACAGTAACAGGAACTGATAGCAATGGTTGTAGTGCTACTTCTTCTGCTTCTACAGTTGTAGAATATCCATTACCAACAGTTTCAATAAGTGGAACATTAGAATTTTGTGCTGGACAAAATACAGTTTTAACTGCTACTGCTGGATTAAGTTCTTATTTGTGGAGTAATGGAGAAACAACTCAAGCTATTACAGTAACTTCAGGAGGTTCTTATAGTGTAACTGGAACTGACAGTAATGGCTGTTCTAATAATGATAGTGTAAGTGTAACAGAACACGCATTGCCAATAGTATCTATTTCAGGAACATTAAGTTTCTGTGCTGGAGCAAATACTACTTTAACTGCTTCTGGTGCTTCTACTTACTTATGGTCAACAGGTGAAACAACTGCAAGTATTACAGTTTCAGCTGGTGGTTCTTATAGTGTTACAGGTACAGATTCAAATGGTTGTAGTGCTTCAGGTAGTGTAAGTGTAACAGAATACAGTTTACCAAGTGTTAGCATATCAGGAACTCTTTCTTATTGTGCTGGTGCTTCTACTACTTTAGATGCTGGTGCTGGGTTTGCTTCTTACTCTTGGAGTAATGGTGAAACAACTCAAACTATTAGTGCAACTGCTGGTAATTACACAGTAACAGTTACAGACAGTAATGGTTGTTCTAATACATC